CTGATGGACGCTGCTATGTCAGTCCTAACGCTCGTGGACCCTTACTCGTCTCTGTTGCAACATGCATCTTAGCTGGAGCGTGATTTCGGCATGAGTGTGGAAGACCCCAAAACAACTCTTCTTAACTTAATCAAAAACAACATTGCGCTGACAAAGGATGACAATATCACGCCGGCAACGGTTCATGTGAGCCAAGAATGGTTCAACAGCCAACTCTTCAAAGACTTCGACGCTCAGGTTACAATAGGCTTAGCAGATGGCTCAATGGAAAAACTCAATGTGGGAGGCTCATGGGTTCGTTACAGTGACCGCTACCGCCTAATCGGCTGGAGCACAGACAAAACTGGTGTAACAGGCAAAGAAATGCGTTGGAAAATAAGACGCGAAATTGAACGCATCATTCGAGCCAATCGGAAGAATCCAGGTGGCAGCCTTAGTTTTGTTGACATCAGAGGTATTTCTGAAAGCGAAGACGCCAATTCCAAGCCGCCTTATTGGAAGGTGGAAGTCACAGTCGCAACGCATCGTTATGTCAAGATGAGTTAGAAAAAAGGAGGGATGAATGAGAAAATGTCTTCAACAGTCTATACAGGCGAGGAAGCTAGAGCATACTACGTAGAAGAGGCAACATTTGGCACGACACCGACAAACCCAGCTATGCTCTGCATCGGCGTCATACAAGAGATAGAGCCAGCGCTTGACCCAAGAAACATCGTATTGCGCGGAATAGGCTCCAGAAACGTCAAAGCCATACGAAAGGGACTACGCCACATCGACCTCAAAATTGTTTACACGCCGCAGAACTGGAACTTCTTCAACTACACTAGGTCGCTGAAATCCACAAGCATCGAGGTTTACTATGAAAAAACCAGTGGAATCGTCAGCCTAAACCACAAGGGATGCAAAGTTGACAGAGCCAAAGTGGACGTTTCAATCGAAGACCCTGTTAAAGTTGCAATGGACCTGATTGGGCAAGATGTGGCGGTTGGAACAGCCAAGATTGGAGCCAACTACGAAACCGAGCCATCAACAAATCCTTTGACTGGAAGCGACTGTTCCATAAGCAAGGCTGGAGTGGAAATTACACGTTTCAGCGACTTCGGCTTTGAAATAGGTAACAATCTGAAGAGGCAGCCAGTGATAAGGGCAACTACGCCTTATTTGATTAAGAGTTTGCCTGAGCGCCACGAGGTTTTGCAAGGGTCAATTCGAGCTGACTTTGAGTCTAAGGCTGAGCTTGACGACATACTTGGTGACACAGAGTTTACCCTGCTCTTCAACATCGGCGGAACCAACTTCTCGTTCACGGGTTGCAAGTGGAAGTCAAGTCGATTGCCCACTAAGATTGAGGACACTGTGGCTCAGACGCTGGAGTGGGAAGCCAAGGGTCTAACAATATCCTAGAAGAGGAGCAGAATCATCGCCAAATACACCAAGCTAAGGTGATTATAATTGAGTTCCGTTGAAGTGCAAATTTTGAAAAACTTTGGGCGTGAGGCTCGGCTGAGACAAAAATGGAATCGGTTGTGGGCTGAAATAGGCGAGAGGATTCAGATGTTACCAAAGAGACAACAAGACATTTTACTGGAAGATTTCCACACAGCGATTAAAAGCCGCTTGATAATTATGGAGAGGATAAATTGTGCGAAAAGAAACAGTTGAACTTGACAATCGCTATGGCGAGGAATACGCTGGTCACTATGTTTTCAGGGAAATTACTTGGATGAAACGGAGCAGAATAATCACCAAGTACACTAAGTATCATCCCGTGACTGGTCAAATTGTAAGCAGTGACCTGCCAGCCATCCAAGCTGAGACCATTTGGGCAAGCTTAACGGAACAGCCAACAAGTAAGCCTATCACGTTGGAAAGATTGCTCGACGAAGAAAACGGTGTTCCCATTGAGCTGGGTGAACTCTTCAGCATAGTTGTCAATAGGCTGTGTGGCTTGTCGGTGGAGGAGGCAAAAAACTCGTGAGGGCGATGAGACGTGGCAGAGCGCATCCGAGCCTTACACGGTTTCGCCTTTGTAAAGAATTCGGTTGGACGCCGGAGCAGCTGAATCGGCAGTCAGCCAAAACCATCGAAGAGTTTGTTGTCATCTTAAACGAGATGGACCGCCAGACCGAAGAGGAAGTTGAAAAGGCGAAGCGAGGCGCACGAAATGTCGGTTGAAATGGAAATTCAGTTTGAAGGACGAGACGAGTTTCAGTTGAAAATGGAACACACAGATGCCTCTATGAAAGCGCGTGTACAGCAGCGACTCCAAGAATTGGCTGAGTCCATAAAAGAGACGGCTCAACGCATAGCGCCAGTTCGCACAGGCTATCTGCGCTCAACGATTTTCACAGAGGCAGCCGAATGGACAGTGAAGATTGGAGCCTCAGCGCCTTATGCCGCCTACGTGGAGTATGGAACCCGATTCATGCATGGGCGCCGTTTTCTCTCGCAAGCTGTGGAGATGCATCGTCTTCAATTAGTCAACATTGTTGGTGAAGCAGTCAACGAAAGCATTGTGGAGGCTAACCGATGAGCTTTCACGAAATAAGCGTTGTCATCCGCGCCGTGAACCGAGCCAGCAGCGAATTTGGACGCGTGAGCGCCGACGCCGAAACCATGGCTGAAAGGGTTAGAACCGCTGGAACAATAATTGCTGGTTTAGGTGCAGCCAGCCGAGCAGTAGCCGTCTTAGGACATCAGTTCGGCTTTTTGACAGCAGAGCAAGAGCGTTGGTTAGCTAGCATGAGTTATGTGGTTACTGCCTTAGGCATTTTCTTGCGATCCAGTTGGGGCGTCGCAGTGGCACAAAAGGTGTACGCAGTTGCCACCACCATAGCGGCTAAGGTCACGTGGGCTTTCAACGCCGCCCTAGCCATGAAAATTGCATTGTTAACCTTAGGTGTGGGCTTGGTTGTGGCAGCCGCTGCTTACATGGCTTGGTTGGCTTCGGCGACAAGAGATGCTGCTTCAGCGCAGGAAGAATACAATACTGCCTTGTCTAGGCAGGAGCGAGTTGGAAGCCGCCGTAGAGAAGAGGTTGAGTATGAGCGCATTACGCGGCGAGGCGCCTACTATTAGATGTGGTTGTGTGAACGGCGATGACTCATGATGTTCCACAAAGCTGCTTTGTTCATGTTTCTTCCGCTTAGGAGGTTTTTTGTTGTGAGCCTTGGCTATCCCCAATGCCGAGTCGATATCTTTCGAGGCGTCAAACATTTTGATGACGTATTCGCAAGCGGTTGGACTGTGAGTCAAGGAACATTGGCAACCGATGGGAAAATTGGAACCCTAACTATTGACGCATCCTATTCTTCAGCTTCTATGAAGAAAAGTTGGAGTTTTGCCACAACTACGCATCGTTATGCCATAATAAAATGCACTGAATTGACTGGCACTTCTTGGAAGTTTGAGGCTAAATTGGCTGGTGTTACCAAGTCTTCAAAGACTTTCGTGGATACTGGAATCAAAACGGTTGACTTACAGAACGACGGGGTAGAAACTCCCCCATACTTAGGCGACATTGATGAGATTGTCTTAACTGTGAATGGAGTAGCTGGCAACACTGTGAAGTTTGACTACGTGAAGATTTGTGAGAAAACTATGTTGACACCTTCTGATGACCTCGATGTGGTGGAGTCAAACGTTCACTTGGCGGTCACAGAGGAAGTGGGCTCAGTCAACTGCCTAATCCAAAACTATGACGCCAAGTACACGGACCAAATCACGGTTGGAGACATGATTGAAGTAGCCATGTCACGAAGTGGTGAATCTTGGACTAAGGTCTTCAAGGGCAGATTAGACGCTGTAGCCAAACGGGCAGAAGCATCGCTTCGCGGTCCACAGCATTATCTGCGCCTTCGAGGACGTGACTTAGGCGCCGAACTCTTCAATCGGCTCGTAACAAAGAAGTATGTGGACAAGGAGGGTTCGGAAATCGTTAAAGATGTGCTCGCCAACTACACGCCCTTAGCCAGTGTCGGTGTGGAAACCACCAACAGTACATATACAGAGGAAGAGTATGAGAACAAGCCAGCATGGGAAATAGTCAAGTACGTGGCTGAGACTGCCAAAAACGCCAGCAACGTAATCGGCTACGATTTCAAGTGTGAGGAAGGTGACCTCAAATTTTTCTCAAAGGGCAAATACGCTAGCGCTGTCTCCTTAGATGGAATAATTACTCTATGCGAGCATGAGTCAGCCATTGAACGAGTGCGCAACAAAATCTACGTTTATGGTGAAGCATCTAAGTCCTATCCGTTAGACAAGGACTCTTGGACCGAAAGCCTGACGCCCACCGACGGCGCATGGAGCAGCCACACAGGCACAGGAAACGTTTCACTGGACAGCACAGAAGAAATAGTGGGCAACTACTGCATCAAGCATGCCACGACCACGCCTGACTATTACGGACGCGCTGCCTTCACATTCAACGCTGGAAAGGAAATCAACGCCAACATTTATCCAAGCGTCAACTTTCAAATAAAGGAGGAGTCAGCCTTCAGCGGTGAAGTAACACTCATTCTTGAAGACATCAACGGCAACTGGGCAGCGAAAGAATACCGCATAAGCAACAACAAGAAATGGCATTTTGAAAGCTTCATGTGTGGAACAAAACACGCAGACGAATGGGCAGGCAGCAACATACCCAACTTCAACTGGGAAAAAATCAAAAAACTCCTTTTCGACGCTCATTTTTCTGGTGCGGGAACAGGCGCCTTTTGGATTGACAACCTGTATTTCAGTAATTGTCGATGGAGCGCTACCGCTGAAGACTCAACAAGCCAATCAAAATATGGCGTGCGTGAGTTAGCCGTTGTCGACGAGACGCTGATTTCAGACGACGCTTGCGCCAAATTAGCCAACGCAGAACTGAAATATCGGAAAGACCCAGCGGAATCGTTGCGAGTCACCGTGCTAGGCGACCCAAACATAGTTGCAGGCGAAACCATTCATGTGACGAGTCTAAACGAAGGCATTGACGCCGAGTATCGCATTCAAGCAGTTGACCACTTCCTAGATGATGAAGGCGAGTTTGAAACATCACTTACACTCATCGCTGAGCCGCCTCGCATAGCTGAGATTCTTTCTGAAACCCGCAGAGAAGTCGGTGTCTTAATGAGGGGCACAGCTTACGGAAAGCTTGGAAGATGAAGGCGCAGAGCAAATGCCAATTAAGAGGCATAAGACCCATGTGAGTTTTCTTTTTCCATCTGACTGGAAGTGGGAATTTGAACGCGAACTCCATCGATTAGACCAACAGAGAGTTAAGGTTCAGAAAGGGTTTCGAGTGTCACTTTCACTGCTCTACGCAATAGCCTTAATGGAAGGAATCAGACAAATACGACAAATGACCCTAAACGACGTTGAACAATGGTGCCAAAAGAACAATCTTTAAAGTTTGCCAATTTTTCTCTTTTCAATGGGCGTTTTGTGTTGGATTTCTATGGGACTCTTTTTTCGATTTGCTTGGCTACGTTTTCCATATTGTTCAGTAGAACGATACTGGGGTTGTCCTCGAAGTCGATGGCGTCGT